ACCGCCACCACCATCCGGGGGTGCATAGTTCCCAACAGCCGAATTTATCATCGCCGTAAAGGCATCGGACGTATTCCCCGGGTCTGCGGGATCGTATGCACCCGAGAAGGCCGCTACAGCATCCTTCGCCGGCTGTCGGACCTCACTCAAGGCGGGATTGACACCTATGTTTCGCATTGTCGCGGCCAGCACATCCCCCGGCAGTCCGGTCGTCGTTTGAGCACCCGTCGCCTTCCCTAAAGCTCCTGCAGGAGGTGCGCCTGTTGGCTGAACAACTGGTGGTCCTGTATCAACGCCAATAGGTGGCTGGATCGGAGGTGGCTGGCTTGGAGGTGGCTGTGCCCATCTTTGACCTCCTGATCCGACAGAAATAGGCGAAACGTAACCGGGTTCTCCCGGTAACGGAGCACGGGCTGGAGCAGCCACCTCGACCTTCTGGCCCGGATTGCGACGCTCGTATAGCTGAATCCACTTATGGGCGTCTTTCGCTTGGATAGGCGAGCCTTGGCTCGACATCCACGCTATAACATCAGCTGTTGTTGCCATGTTTTATTCCTCTATCAATAGACCCACGTCACGTTTTCGTCTTTACTATCGTCATCATCAACATGAACAAAGGACTGTGCAACCCCAACACGATTAAAGATGGAATGACACAGGATAAGAAGATCTCGTCTGCTTCTACTGCTGGCGCACTCAATATCAGCGGCTTCGCATTCTTGCTTATCTGTAATCGTATGAGCCGATCCATCGACACTGTGATAGCCTCGCGCCCTGAGATCGGCATTATGTTTTACGCACCGACACCCGGACGTAATTGTGACTGCCCGTCCCAGAAGGCCCCTGAGTTTATCCAGCTTGATAAGGAACTTTTCGGACACCTTACACACGCCGCAGCAAGGGCAGGCAAACTCGTAGTCGCTGAAATGCTTAGAGATATTACCCATTGGTGGAAATCCTCATATTATCCAGAAGCCCCTTCGTCATCTCACGTCCTCATCCCAATTTTTGCATCCAGGGCAACGAGAATATCCCGCAGCGCATCAACTTTGTCCAACACCACGACGGCTGTGTTCACGTTTCGGTTCAGTTGCTCGACCACGTCCCTGACCTCCCCGGCCAGTTCGCGTGTCGCCACGACGTCTTCCTCAAGATCCTTTTTAAGGGGGGCAAGCAGGTCTTGGATTTCGTCTTCCGTAATTCCCCCACTCCCGCCATTTACCCATCCGCGCCGCACCGCAACACGCCAGCCAATCCCCACGAACAACAAAACAAGAAACGGTCGCCATTCGGGAGATATAAGCCCAAGAGCCTCAGTGCCAGAACTCAGCAACTCACCCACGTTTTTTCATTCCTTTGTCAGTTTATAGAGGGCGACGAACGTTGCGACGATACCCCCAACACCCGCAATTATAATGGCCTCTCCAAACGTCCACTCATGCGATACGGCAACCTCTGCCACTGACAAAACGTCCGCAGGAAGCCCCGACGCCTTCAGTTCGGAGTAGCTATCCGTGAAGGCGACAACTCCACCAGTTGCGGCGACCGCCCCGGTTCCGCTCCAAGCCGTCTGAGCGACATCGTTTCCGACAAGCTTCTCATATGCCTCAGATTCTTTCATCGCCAACAGGGCTGCTGCGATTGCGCTGAGAGGTGATACTCCCCGTTGCTTAGATTGTTGAACTTTTCGTTGGGTTTTTTTAGTCCGACTTCGTTTCTTCGTCTTATCCTTAGCCCGACGCTCCATCTCCAGAAAGTTGGCCAGGGCATCGGCCCACCGCTCCCGCTCTTCGTCTGTGGTGGCGAGTTCCAGCTGCTGCCGATAGTAACGCTCGTTGCCGATTTTGTTTTGCACGGTCCTGCTCCCGACCCCGGTTTAATTTGTGCGAGGAACTTCATCTTCGCCTCCACACCTTCTTTAACAACCCCCCAACTACTCTCACCGGTCTCGGCACAAGCGCCTTCCCTACTTCGACTGCGAGTCCAATGCGTCGGCTTTTTTTTTGATACCGAGCCGCTCCGCAATCGGACTGAGCAGCATGTCGAACACGATGTCGTCATACCGCGTCGGAGTCAGTTTCACGACCTTTTCGAGAACGAAGAAGCCGATCACGAACATCTCCAGATGTGCCGTCAAAAATTCCACCTGCACCCCCTTATACGTCGTTGTCTATGACTTCAGTGCCAATCGGGTCAGGCTCGGGGATTTCAGTCTCGTAGTCCCCGTCCTTGATCCTAATGGCTATCAACTCCTGCTGAGTGAGGAGCTTGACGCCCATCTGATTCTTGGATAGCAGGTCGATGCCCAGGTCGTTCAACTGTGTCTGTATCTCTGCTCCCTGCTTCTCCAGTTCTCCCTTGGTCATGCCTTAGAATTCTCCTGGTTGTGTGACTGCAGCTTCGGAGACGCCACGCTCATAGCTCTTCACCTGCCCTGCTATCTGTCGCCACAAATAGGCAGCAAGGTCGTCGGCCGTAGACTCACCAGCACCACCACGACTCACCGCTGTCAGTTCCTCGCTGTATTTCGCCTCAAACCACGCCTGTGCCCGCAGCAAGGAGGCGTTGCCCGTTGTCTTTGCCGAAATCCCAAAGGCGTTGTCAGCGCCAAAAGAGAGGGCGCTTTTCAAATTCGTGTTTGTAGCCATCAGGCTGCCTCCAATAGTTTGATTTTGGACTCCAGTTGTAGTATTCGTGACTCTATAGCTTCAGCAAGGCCGTTCATACGCACGCGATTCTGCCAGATGCCACCGCCAAGCAGAGACTGGTATCTCTGGATGCTGTAAAAATCTCCAACCAGAACACCCACCCTCCGTAGATCAGCTTCATTTGCCGTCACTTCGTCATCCCACTTCGTCATCACCACGCCTGCATCGCTGTGTGTGTGCCGCTCCATAGTACGAATGAGGCCCACATCGTCTTCATTGTCAAGCTGCACACCGTCAAGATCGCCAGACCCCGAGGTGATGTTTGTGGCATGGAGGGCACCGTTGCCCTTTATCACCAGCAGTGCCGTGGCGTTATTTTTGAAAGCATAGACGTTGCCCGTGGCCCCTACATCGGCAGTTCCCGTGCCGGACTTCAGGAAGGTGCGGTCCGTGATGGCACCAGAGGAACCGGTGGTGTCGCTGGTGTCGGCGGTAGTGATGTAGCCCTCAATCTCAATAGCTACCGTTCCTTCCGAAAGCCCCGCAATAGCTGCGCCCCCTGCCGTGGGGCTGTTCTTGGCCAGAAAGTACCACGTATCTGTTTCCGTAATGTCGGTGATGCCGTGGGCTATGTCGGTAGAAGACTTGAGAGAAACAGCTTCATCGTCGGTGGCAACGCCGTTAATGGTGAGGCCCACGGTCTGCTTGGCGTTGGCAGTGTCCCCGATGAACACTTGAGAAGTGCCGCTCAGTATGAGGTCCTTGGCGATACCCACGCCGCCATCTGTGTGTATGGAACCCGTCGTCGAAGACGTAGACTCTGTGGTATCATCAACAGACAGGACACCCGTGCTGGTCAGGGTTCCACTCACCAAAGCGTTGTTGGTGACCACCGTGTTCCCCGTAGCAGTAAGGGTCAGTAGACCACTGGAGGCTACCGTGAGGTTGGTGCCATCACCCTCAATCTTCTCGCCATCGTCCCCGAAGGTGATACCTACGTTCGCAGGAACGACGATATCCGTAGTCGCCGTAAGATTAATAGCCCCGCCAGACGTGACCGTCAGGTCTGTGGAATCTCCTTCTATTTTCTCGCCGGACCCGAAGGTAATGCCCACATCCGCCGGAACAACAATATCCGCCACTGCCGTCAGGTTTATGTTGTTCCCGGCAATCGTCAGGTCGGTGCCATCGCCCTCTATCTTCTCACCGTCATTACCAAAAGTCATGCCTACATTGGCGGGCAGATTTACATCGCCTGTAGCCGTCAGGGTGATGTCTCCACCGGATGATATGTTACAAACTTGTGGGAAGTTGAGTTCCGTGGTTGTGCCGTCCCACGCCAACCTCATGCGCTCCACCGCCGTCTCCGACTCGGATACCGCAAAGACAAGGTCCGCGTCATTAAGCCCTGAAGCGAAGGTATCATCGGCTTCGGCCCAGATACTCGCAGCCACAAGGATGGCAGCGGTGCCGGCAGAGTCGAGGGGTGCCTGGAAGTCTATCCTTCCCAGAATCCCACCGTCTACATTGGTAAGCTCCCCCGTAGAGATAAGCAGCTTCCCCGGTCCCGCCGCCGTGGCACCGCGAATCTCAAGCTCGTCGGCAGACTCGTCCCACTCCATAAAAGCCCCGGCAGAAGCACCAAACAATTTTACATCATGGCCCGTATCATTAACACCAACCGTCAGCGTATTTTTGATGACAGTAGGCCCGACGACATTGACAGTTCCGGCACCTCCAAGGTTTACGGCTGAAGTGCCATCGAGGATGTCGGCAAGAGTATTCGGGTTGGCGTCAACCTCAGACCCCTCAATAGGATCTCCGGTGCCATCCTTCACACTGTTGTCGGTCATGGAGTCGCGTACGGCAGTTGCCATGGTGTCTCCTTATTAGGCGGCGATTTTGTCACTCAGCATCTTGCTGCTGATAGACACGCCCTTAACCCTGAAAAAGTGGTTGCTGCTCACCATCAAGCTCAAACCCGTTCCCCGATTGGCGCTGGTCATGCGAATGCGCTCTCCCGCCACGCCGGCACCACCCCACGGCTCCACACCCCACTCCCCGTCGCCCCAGCCTTTGACGCCCGTGATGGTGTAGGGCACCTCGTTGCCAGCAACCACCACCGGCAGCCCCTGGCGCAGAAGAATGCGGTTTACGTTCACCGTGTTGCCACCAATCTTGTCGGCAGACACGAAGGTCCACCCGTAGCGCTTCATGTGACCCGGAGCATTCTGAAGGTAGTATTTCGTCTGGAACTGCGACAGCACTGCAGACCCGTCCCACTGAAAATTCACGGCAGTGGCGGTGTCGTGCATGCGATACACCTTGCCACTGTTGTCGCCAGCATACTGAATGTTATCGAGGGTCGCCGATGTTGACTGGCTGGCATCTCCGTTGAATACTACGCCCGCCGTCAGGTTGTTGCGGTTCATCTGCGTCCACCGCGGAGCCTTGCCGGCGCGGCTCATATTCCCAATAAAGCCTACCGATGGCACAGTCTTGGTGCCCCACGGCACGAAGCCATAGAACTCCTTGCGTCCCATGTTGTAGTTGCTCCAGGCAGTACCCATTGACGTAATATTCCGGTTGTCATAGAGGGGCTCGATCCATCGCGATACCTCGAAAGGCTCAAAGCCTCCCGTGGCATTGCTGGGACCTATGGCCTCAATGGCATTCTCGCTCATCCACATCAGGACATTGCGGTCCCCTATCTCGCCCTCCACAAGGGTCTTGCCGCTCACCAGCCCATTGACGCCCGTCACCTCCTGGATGTAGAGGCTCGAAAAAACCTGCGTTGGCGGAATGCGGTAGACGCTGCTGCGCTTGAAGATAAAGAGGTGATTGGCGAAGGCCGAAATTCCCAGGATGTCACCATCGGAGCCTCGCGATACGCTGATCGTGCCACCACCGCCAGCCGTAGACCAGTCCTCACAGTCATCGACAGCCGAATATGCGAGCGTGGACCCCGAGGCCGTCCACAAGCGGCTCTGCCAGGCGGTCGGGAAGTTGCCAGTGCTCTGGGGGCTGCCATCGAGGTTCACAGCTCCATTCGTCGTATCATAGCGAAGAGGAGCATCAATGCCGTTGCAGAGGATCAGCAGGTTTTCACCTGTCGTCTGCCCGTAGAACATCTCCCCATACCACCGGGTGCCTTCTGTGGCGTTGTTGCCCGTAGCTCGCGCTCCACTGACAGCTGCCCACGTCCCGGTATTGCACTGATAGATGTCCCCGTTCTCATTTGTTTTTATCAGCTTCGTTCCGGTGTGGTAATCGAAGAGGCCGTTGATGGCGTGCGTCCCCGCGGCACTGCCGAGCTCCGAAGATCCATACATAGACTGAAGGTTATTGGTATCCCCATCGTAGACCATATTCATAGCATTGAAGACGGCCCCGTCGGGAAACTTCGGATCAATGGGTGAGGTCTGGCGGTATATGCCCTGCCCAAAGTCGTAATGGCGCTCTACGGCATAGCCTCTTTGTCCTCTTGTCGCCATTTAGATAGCCCCCGTATCGTCGGTTTCCCAGTATCGCAGGTCTACGGTGCTCGAGGCGACAATGCCAAAGACAGCACCCGTATACAACAGGGCATCGCGGTCTGGCCATGCGGCACCCTCCATCTTCCACACCCTCTCTTTCCCACTAGCAAGAGGGTATCCGGTGCTCGTCGTCAGGCTGTTGTTTTCAGCAAGAAAGATGGTGGCACTTCCGTTGTTGAAGACGCGCAGTTCCGTGCGCCTCTTGTTCGCGGCAACGATCTGTATTCCGTTGGTCGTGGCGGGAACTGTGATGGCCCCGTAGCTCACGATACCCTGTCAAAGAGAATGGACGACTGCGTGTTTATGCCATAGGTCCGCATGGTATTGCGTCTGTATGTTTCCACGGTCATATTCGTTCCCTCGCGGTACTTCCTCTGCTCCCGCGCCACCAGCTGCATACGTGCCCGCTCATACTGCTGTCCCCAATACCCCGCCTGGGCGTGGTCCTCATCATAGAGGCACGCCCGCTCCTTGATCTTGTGGGCCACGGCGTCATAGGCTATATCCGGGGCGTCGCCGCCGAACATCTTAGTGGCGAATATCGTGTTGGATGTCCACTTCAGCGTAGCCCACGCCGTAATAAGGTAGGCGTCCTTGGGATAGGGCCAGAAGAGCCACCGCGGGTTGTCAGAGGTATCGACGCCTATCTGCGTACACCAAGAGGGCGTACCACTCGTATCCCGGTGGAGGTCACCACCCGACAGGTCGTTGATATGCTGTATGGAGGTCTGCTTGATTTCATCGCCGCCAGTGAAGCTGGCACTGTCACCATAGGAGAAGTATAGAATCTCATCGAGGCTGGCAATGCTTATGGCGTAGACGTCCTTGAGGATGGTATATGCCGACCCCGTCGTTGTCGTTCCAACGTAGCTGTCGGCAAGCACCAGCGTATCGGGAGAAGAGGCCGTGTTTATCGTGGATACTTCGTAGGATGTGAGGTCCGCGCCTATGCGTATGAAGTCGCCGGCAGCCACATTTGTGAAGTTGTTGGCGTTTGCATTGTCGTCGTCAAGGGAGGTAACCGTCGTAGATCCGTTGGTTGCAGATACGCGGCCCGTCGTCAGGTCATCTTTGGTGACAATCTGGTCACGAAACAAAGCCCACCGAAAGCGGGCAGCCTCGACAAGGTCGTGGACCGCCTCATTGGCAGCGTCGATAAGGAGGTTCTGGAGTTGGTTTGTAGAAGTGAAAGAGGCGACATCCGGATCACCAATAACCCGCAGGCCCCTGTTTACAGAATCTCCAAGCGATAGCGACATTTACTCCACCCTCTCTGCCTGGTTAGTTTCCGTGTACCACTTTTTATACCAATGGTCGCGAGCCTTCTGCGCTTCTCTCAAATGCCCCGCCATGCTCTGAAAGCGCTTCTCTATCTCGAACAGCTTATCTTTCGGCACGCTTAAGTTGGGGGAAGATGCTCCTCGACCGTCGGGTGCTTCTTCACCAACAAGGCTCGGGCTGCCGCCCTGTCCTGGGAATCCGGCGACCTCTCCATTGACTGGCTCCCGTAATGCCACACCCACACCCTCCGGTCTACAAGAAGTATGAAGTCTTCGGCTTTGGCTCTCTCGCTCCAATCCAGATCGTCAAAAGGGCCGTTGCCAAAACGCTCATCCAGGCCACCCACCGCCTGCAGGGCTTCTTTTGCCAGACAAACACAGAAGAAGCTGATGAATGGAAGTGCCTGAATCTCCGCGGCACGGTATCCGATCCTCTGCATGTTCAAGACGTTATTGCTAATGGGGCCTATGGCCCCCACTGCTCCGCGCTTGGTGTCGAGGTGCTCTTGCCATACGTCCAGCCACTGCGGTGTAAGTATGGCAATGTCGTCATTGCAGACTACGACATCATCCTCGTCTCCCAAATGATGCAGCCCGTAGTTCACTGCCTCCGTCCACGTTAGTGGCTCGCTCGGAAACAGGGGGCTGCACGGCTGGCTCAGGAGGAGGTCCGTCGTCTCCGCGTCGCTGCTCGCGCATACGACGGTAGGAGTCACTGACGGGTAGCTCGCAACCATACTGGCGAGTGTCGTAGCGAGCCACGGTGATAAGCCCACCGTCGGTATTAGGATCTGCATTTTCCACCAGTGTTCTGACCAGCTCGATGCGTGGCGTATGCTCCCCCACCATCCCCGGGTCTGCGTAAATCGGATATCCCATCCTGTGGACCTTCTGGCAGAAGTGGCAGTCCTCGCCGCCGAAGTGCGCCACTGTCCCGTCGGAGTTTCGCCGGAACAGAAACAGGGGATCTTGCGACGTGTCCTCTAAGACATCGCGCCTGATACATAGAAGCGCTCCCCCCACTGAGTATACCTGCTGTAGCGAATGGTCTTCGGTGAAGTCTGTAACGGATCTGTAGGTGCCGTCTTCGTCAAGGTCGAAGATGCACCAGAAGAGCTTGCCGAAACTCCAGGAGGGCACGCACCCCGAAACTACGGGAACACCGTGCTCGGGGAGCCTGAGTATCCGATCAGTAGGGACGACATCGTCATCAACCATAATGAGGTAGTCGGCATTGCTCTCGCGGGCCTTGGCGATGACCTCCGACCGTGCGATGTCTATGCCCACCTTGTTGACGTGCATGTCAGCATCCCAGCCATGGGAGCGACACCATTGCATGCGCGCTATTGACGAGGGCATAGCGTCACCGCGAGTCATCAGGCGCATCATGACGTTCATCGCATAAGCTCCTCGAAGATATATTTGTTGATGTGCTTGTCGTAGTCGGCGGCAAGCTCATGCCCACAGATACCGTCTCTGTAGGCATGAGCGTCCCCGTAGTGCCGTTGTCTGAGAACTTAGTTCAACTAATCGACCCGATACCATACGAACAAGTTGATTTCATCAGCATCGGCTGCCGACAGGGTGGTAATGAGCAAATCGCCCGTCCCTCCTGTGGCCGTCATCACCACACCATCCAGGCCATTCCAGGTGAAGTCTATATCCTGCTGGTCCGTTGGCGCAAGAGCGCTGGAGAGGATAAACTCGTCAGAGGAGTCATCATCGAACTCCAGCGTAAACGTGATGCCGGCCGTTGCCATCCACGCAACACGCTGGATAGTCAACGAGCTGGTGTATTCGAGAGCGGAGAGGTCGAGCACAACGGTGTCCGTGAGTTGGTTCCCGTCTGTCCACACGGCATTCCAGCTGATAAAGCCTCCGTGTCCGACATTCCTGCTATACGTGGATGGTGTGGGTGCGGCCATAGGTTAGCCCCTTTTCGCTTTCTTGGCCTTCTTTGCGGGCTTGATGCCAAGCACGGCGTCTGCTTCGGACTTGGTAAACACGTCGTTGGGATAGGTCTTTCCCCAACGACGCACAACCTCCGCAGATGTCCTGCCGTGCTCCTGGCATTCGTGCTTGATAAACTCTTCTGCTGCCTTGGATACGGCCATGGGCCATTCTCCCTTCCTACGATGCTGCCGTGGTTGGAAATAGCCGTGCGGTCTGATCTATGGCATCAGCCTCGTAGTTTTCCGAACACATGGTAGAACCAGGGTCAAGCATCGAACCAAGGGTGCCTTCGCCCATGTGGTTTCCAGAAATCATCCCCAGAGCAGCTGCCGAGAATATGATGGCCGGCCCGAATGTCGAAATGTTGCCAGTAATCAGACAATCAGTGTGAGCAACGCCAGAGTTGATGGCACCAACATCCCAAGCATTTGCATCAGTGGCTCCGTGGAAGACATTGTTGCGAACCGTCAGGCCGTTTACTCCCGCTGCCTCAATCTCAATGGC